AATATCGTCTTCGTGCCAATAGATATCTTTTTTTCGCTGTGGATGATCAATAATTTTTTCAAAAGCCACATAAAAGTTTGCTACCCAGTTACTTAACTGTGAACTATAACTTTCATATCTCTCTTTAAATTTCTTTTCCCCATCAGGATAATCAACCAATCCAATTTTCAAAGGATCAAACACAGTTCTCTTTTTTCCAGAATAAGAAACAAAATATAAATGATCTAATTGATCAAAAATATTTTCTTTCACAAGTTTATCGATTTGATCGAGCCTATCATAAATAGACTTATCTTTTTCTGCTTGACGAAAATCTTTTATAGTTTTTTCTGCCTCATCTAATTTTTTAGATAACTTTAAATTTTTAACCTCTAAAGATCTAAAGATAATATTAAGTATCTTCGCTTGACTTAAGGTAAAAGAGTCTGAAAAAAAGTTCTTAACCTCAATTTTATTATCATTCCAACGATCCTCGTCTGTGCCCGTCACATTGATATGTCGTATTAAATCTTGTTTTGCTGGTTCGTTAACATCTCCGATAAAATCATCTACATTCCATTTATCAGGATCAACTCCTTCACCAAAATTCAAAGGCAGTATCTTTTGATATTTAGTATCATACCATGAGTATTCATTAACATAAGCAAGTTTCTCTGTATCAGTGTTAATGCTTCGCGTTTCGTGATCAAGTGGGTCTCGCCAATCCTCCTGATCATAAGCATCAAAATTTTTTTCATTGTCGAGTTCCTGATAAACAATATTAATTAGGAACTTTTTAAAAAATAATAAGTCTTTTTTCTTTTCTTTCTTTTTAGCCATTTTATTCCTCCTTAAAAAATAAACCAGTCTGCAAGTGCAAACACAATTATAGGTAATGAAAGAGCAAGGTAGACCCAATCTTCCTTGCTTGCTAATTTAAGATCTTTAATAATCCATTTAATCATCTTTTTTCTCCTTTCTTAAAACAGTAACTTTTACATCATTATAAAAATCATCATCTGGAAAATTAAAAATTAAATTGTTTTTTCCTTTTCCTATGTCAAAAAACTCTAATTCTTCTTGGTATTTTTTATTTTCTAAGTTTATTATAATATGAGGAAAACCATCTTTAGAAACACTTGACTCAACTACTTTTCCAATTAAATTAGAACAATCAAGATCATCATTTACAACACAATGTGAATGTTCTCCAAATTGTATTCTTTGACCTTTTTTAACTTTTTTAATATTAATCATTTTATTTCTCCTTTATTTATAATAAATTAATACATTATATAACATATAATGCAATATATAGTTAATTTATGTGAGATTTCTGGGCTTTTTTAGGGGTTGTAAGTTTCCAATAATTTGATCATTTCTCTCAACCATTCATTGTTTTCTTGGCTCATTTCAGTGTACAACCAAGTGCAGTATTCTTTACTTAAATCAAATTGAAATGTTTCATTATAAATGCATTCACGAATGAAAGTATGATAGGGCGAGAAGTAAATGAATAAGAATACACAAATGATAATGGTTATGCATATAATAAGAAGTTTAAGAGTAGAGCTAACCATGTTGAAGAATAGTTTTACACCAAAAAGCGAGTGATGGTTCATCCATTTCGTGTTTCATCATATTGTAGCGATAACACACGAGTTGAATATTGTCTTTGTTGTACTCTTTAATATTATTATCAATGCGATCTACAGAGACATTTGTATCTACTTTGCCGGAACCTTTTAAATGAGTCATTGTAATACCTGTCTTGGCACACTTTCCTTGTTGCGTGTTCCAGAGATCCATTAGATCTTCGATTGATAAAGAGGGATGAACGGGATGTCTTGCTCTTTTATTTGGTTTCTTAACATTGATTAACCAATGCTTGAGAAATTTATAAGGAGATGCACTCAAGGCTTCGTGGTCCTTGTCACGCTTGTACGCTGACCAAACAGTCTTACTATGTTTAGATGCACATTCCTTACACCAGGATTTCCTACCATCAGTCTTGTTTTCTTTTTTGCGATCAAACAGTTCTAAATCTTTAATCTTATTGCACCTTGTACATTTCTTCTGCATAAATAAGGTATATTAATCAAAATAAATTAATTCGACAACAAGTATAGGTAGATCTATGTTGCAGAAGTCCTTTGTGTCTACCTTACACTACTAATCCCTTTTAGAGTGATTTGAAAAAAAATTTTTTTTTTTTTATAAAAAGAAGTGTAAGAAGTGTAAGGTAAGGTAAATAACCTTTAGTTTAAGCCATAAAACACCTTACACTACTCGAAAATTAGAAGTGTAAGGCTTACACTACAAGTGTAAGGTAAAATAAGTAATTGGCAGAAAACAAGGATTTTGTTCTTTGTGCCACGAGGAATAAATGTTAAATAAAAAGTTTATATTGTAGTTATGAAGAAGATATTAGTAGATGGAAGAAAATCAAAGAAGTTGACTCCCAAACAATTGAGGTTTGTGTATGAGTTTTGTACTAAAACTTTAATGGGATTACAATCTGCATCGGAGTCTGCAAGAAAAGCAGGTTACTCGGAAGCCATTGCAAGAAAAACTGCTTACGAATTACAAGATCCTAATAAATATCCATTAGTGGCTGAAGCTATCTATGATATGAAAAAAGAACAACAAAATAAGTATTCAGTTAGTATGGATAAACACTTGGCTAGATTAGATGAACTTGGCAAACGAGCAGAAGAAAAAGAACATTATGCAGCTTCTATCAATGCTGAACAGTTAAGAGGTAAGGCTGGTGGTTTATATGATCCAACCATCAGGATGGAAAGTGCTATTGAAAACTTACCTAGAGAAGAGTTAATGAAAAAATTAGATGAATTACAGAACAAAGGTATTCCAATTGTTGGAGAAGAAAATATAATAGAACATCAGCCAGAAAAAGAAAAAGAAAATAGTAAGAATGAACTGCAGCTTATTGAACATGAAGAATAGAGTTTACATCATTAGCCACAAACATATCCATTTCAATGCATTTTGTTTTTACAACAACAGGAGTTAATCCATCTTTAATTGCTCTATCAACAGTAATGTTTTCTTGCCAAACAGCACCGACTTCGCACTCCTTGAGCCCAGGATAAAATAGTGCTTTGTATTTTACATAAGGCATTGTGGGTGAATGCATCATCACTATTAATAAAAAAACTTTAATCATATGTGTAACCCTAAACTTTTTAAAAAAGAATAACAAGAAAGTTAAAAATGAAAGAGTCAAACTTTGTTAAATTAATAAAGAAAAACATAACTTTATTTGAGTGGTTGCGAATTGAAACAACAACTATGCATGGCTTCCCAGATCTCGTTGGTGTTAGCCCACAATTGGATACAATTTTCTTGGAGGTAAAAGTTGCAACTGGTAACAAAGTTAAGCTTAGTCCACATCAAATTGCTATGAATATAAAACTGTGGGAGAAGACTGGTGGTAAGAATTACATTATTGTTTATCATGCGAAACACCTTCCCCCAGACAAGGTAATTCTGTATGAGGGAAGGCTTTCGCTAAATCTCTCACGAAACGGTGTCAACGAACCGGCAACGAGGGAAGGTTGGACTACTATATGTAGATATCTTCAAAAAGTTCACGGTTCGCGTCCCACGAAAAGCGAGGAATTCTGCCATAAATCAGGATAACTTACGATAACTACAATTATTGTGAGTAATAATTTGGCAGAAAACGGGACGCGTCCCGGTAAAAGCCTTAGGGTACCTATGAAAAATGAAAAAAATGGCAGAAATCAGCCAATACCCACCACCTCAAAATAGCCCCACCCGGAAAACGCGGTCGTGTACGGACCGAGTTTTAAATATTCAGCCACCAAATTTTCATATGAAAACGATTTTGTTAGGGTATACCCCTTTTTTTAGTATAAAAGTGTCTAGGAGTCCCAATGGAAACCGAAAATAATAAATTTCAAAAGTATTCCGACGAAGAATTAAGACTCATGCTCGCTATTGCTATGCAGGATGATAGTAAAAAAGCGGAAAATAGTTTTATGCACTTTGTTAAAATGGTGTGGCCGGAGTTTATAGATGGATATCATCATAACATTATGGCAAAAAAGTTTGAGGAGATAGCTGCTGGAAAGTTAAAGCGACTAATTGTCAATATGCCGCCCAGACATACAAAGTCAGAGTTTGCTTCTTATCTGTTTCCTGCTTGGTTAATGGGTAAAAAACCAAAAACAAAAATAATTCAAGCAACACACACAGCGGAACTGTCTTATCGTTTTGGTCGAAAGATGAGAAACTTAATGGATGACCCAGATTATAGAAAAATTTTTAAAGATGTTCATTTACGAGCAGATTCAAAAGCTTCAGGACGATGGGAAACGAACCATGCTGGAGAATATTTTGGTGCGGGTATCGGCGGTGCTATTACCGGGCGTGGTGCAGATCTATTAATTATTGATGATCCACATTCAGAGCAAAGTATTACAGATACAAGTTTTGATAATGCCTTTGAATGGTATATGTCAGGACCAAGACAACGTTTACAACCTGGAGGGGCTATCGTTGTTGTTATGACGCGTTGGTCGGAACGCGATCTGACGGGTCGTTTAATCAAACAACAAGCAGAAACAAAAGCAGACCAATGGGAAGTAATAGAATTTCCAGCAATTATGCCAAGTGGTAAACCCATATGGCCAGAATATTGGAAAAAAGAAGAATTAGAAAAAATTCAAGCCAATTTACCTGTGATGTCTTGGGAAGCGCAGTACCAACAAAAGCCAACATCGGAAGAAGGAGCCATTATTAAGCGTGAATGGTGGAAGACATGGGAAAAAGAGGACATGCCTGAGCTCGTTCACATTATTCAAAGTTATGATACAGCATTTTCCAAAAAAGATTCAGCGGATTACAGTGCAATTAGTACATGGGGCATTTTTAAGACAGGATTTAATCAAGATAATATTATTTTACTCGATTGCATGAAAGATCGTTGGGAATTTCCAGAATTAAAACGCGTTGCGCTCGAACAATACAAGTATTGGGAACCCGAAACAATTATTGTAGAGGCAAAAGCAAGTGGACAACCTCTTATTCAAGAGATGCGCCAGATTGGTATTCCTGTTGTGAGTTATTCTCCATCAAAAGGGAATGATAAACTTTCACGTGTAAATTCGGTGTCACCTATTTTTGAATCAGGACAAGTTTGGGCTCCAGAAAAAAAATTTGCAGAAGAAATGATTGAAGAATGTGCAGCTTTTCCTTATGGTGAACACGATGATTTAGTTGATAGCATGACGCAAGCAATGATGCGTTATCGTCAAGGACATTTTATTGCATTAAAGGATGATTACGATGACCCAATTAAACCAATTTATGAACAACAACCAGAATATTACTAAATGGTAGCTCAAGCAGCATTACCTTTAATGACTATTGCCGCAAACATGGGGATGTCGGTTCCTGCTGTTGTTGAATATTTTAAAGGAGAAAACATAGATCTCTCTGGTTATGGGGAAAACGATTTAGTAGATCTTGAAACATTATTTCCTCAAACTGAATTAGAACGAATTAAAGAATACAAAACATATGGTGGAAGTTTTTATGATGCAGCTCCGGTTATAGGAGATACTTCTTTAAATAATATTATTGTTCAATCAAAAAAAGAAGATGATGAACCTATAGAAGTTTCGGAAGAGGAGTTAGAAGTAATGCCTTCACAAGAATTATCAACGGGAGAAGAAGAACCAGAACCACCAGAAGACCCTGATTGGAAATGGAAACCTAATTGGAGAAACATTGCAGAACTTGCAATGGAAAAAGCATTTGATAAACAAGTTAGAGATTTAGAGAAAAATATTAAAAAAGCACAAAAAGAAAAGATAGGGGATATTACAACGGACACCGAATTAAATTTTCCTAAAGAAAAAACGGATACAAACACACGACTTCATAATTTACGATTACAAAACATTATTGATGGGAAAACAGAAAATTATCCTGGAGGCCCTCAAAATGATCGTATCGTGATTAACGGTCCAGAGGGATCGGATTTACCTCCCATTGCTATTGGGAATATTACTTACAAAGATTGGGAAGATAAAATTACTTTAGATGAAAATCAAATACTAGAAGCTGCTAACTGGTATAAAAAAATCTTTTCTTCTTTCGAAGTAATGGCGGGAGACGATAAAAATTTACGCGACACATTAGTCAAAGCATGGTTATCAGGACAGATTAATGAAACACCAAGTAGTGCTTTGAATAATGTTATTTATGTATATGAACAGTTCAAGCGAGGAGTTCCTTTTGACAATGTAAAAGGAAAAGGTTTACCTGCTGCAACCAATAATGTTAAAAGTATTATTTACGGAAAAGAAATTGAAGGAGGCATTGGTCCTAAAATTTCTGATTTTATTGATGCAGGATTAGATAAAAATTCGAGAAGTTGGATGGGAGGTAGTAGTACTGGTGGGCAACCTTTTGTTGTTGATGTCCACACGGCACGCGATACGGGTCTCGTGGATCAAACATATTTAAACCATTTAGAAAAATTAGGATACATTATTCCTGAAGATATAAAAATAGATTTTGGACAAGGAGGAATAACAGGAACGAAATATGAAAACAGAGCTCTCTTTGGACAGGGATTAACAAAATATTTGAACGAGACAAAATGGATGGGCAAGAGTGATTGGAAACCATCGGAGATACAAGCGATTGGATGGATGAATTTAACGAACATGTATGCGGAGGGAAATCAAAGCGGTGATATCTTTAAAGCATTAAATAGAAACTTACGCCATATCGCTATGAATGTAGAGCCCTCTAAAGGATCCCCTTGGCAAATAACATACGGCGAAAAATATAATAAACTTGATGATGATAAAAAATTTACAATAAGTGAGAAAGTAACCTCCAAAGCTATAGAGATGGTAAATGAATTAACCGGAGTAGATTTTTCTAATAATGTGTATGGAACAGGCGGATGGGAATTAACAGAACAAGCTCCATCAACAGTTCAACAAGCTTTTATTTCAAAAGAAGCTGCTAAAGAAGCCGCATCAATGTTGGGATATTTGCTTAATCAAAATGAAGTGTGGGTTAGTACTTCTAAAGAATTAACCAAAAACCCTAATAATTTTTCTATAGACATTATTGAGGATGGGACAACAAATTTAACGGATAGTAATGCGGTCAAAGCTTTATTTGAAAGCATTATGAATGCCGATACCGCAGGATTATTTAGAGGATATCAGCCTTTAGTAACAATGGATGGAAATCCTGGTATTAAAATTATTATTGATAAAGATGCCATTAAGAATTCTTCTTTAAAAAAGAAAGATATACTGCCTTATATACAAGAATTTATTGATATAAAGCTTGGTGAAGAAACAAAAAACTTGGATTTTGCTGTTAATACCTATATATCTGAGGTAGAATTAGAGAAACTTGTAAATGATTGGAGTAAAATAAGAAATGGTCAAAGTTTTATCGACAACTTTAGTAAGGACACCAGAACAACTACCAAAGGTGAGAACAGGTCAAACTTCTATAATCTTGCAGAACAACTTACGAAGTTCTTTGCAAGACTCGTCCAAGAAGAATCAAAAACAATCACAGACGCCACCAAAAAAATAACAAAGAAAAAAGTAGGTGGTTCTATCGAAATACCAAAATTTCATTTTGGTGGATTTATTAACAGACTTAGGGTATAAAAAATTATGGCTGAAAATAATATAGATCAAAAGATACAATCAGTTGTAGGTGAGACAATTGAAGAAGCAATTCAAAACGAAGAACCAGTTGATATAGAAGTTGTTACGGAAGAAACAATTGTTTCTGACGAACCTATTGTGGAGGAAGATTTTTACTGTAACCTTGCAGAAAATATGGATGACAACGACCTTGGTCGTATTGCTAGTAATTTAGTAGGAGATTATGAAAATGATAAATCATCGAGAGATGAATGGGCTCATACTTATACCAAAGGGCTAGAGTTACTAGGAGTAAAATTTGAGGAAAGAACAAGACCGTTTCGTGGGGCTAGTTCGGTTACCCACCCTTTATTAGCAGAAGCAGTTACACAATTTAGTTCTACAGCATTTAAAGAAATGATGCCTTCTGATGGGCCTGTAAGAACACGTGTTGTAGGAAAAGAAGATGTAGAAATTTATCAACAAGCACAACGCGTCAAAGAATTTATGAATTATCAAATCACAAATGTGATGGAAGAGTATACCCCTGAATTAGATCAGATGCTTTTTTATTTGCCGCTTTCAGGATCGACATTTAAAAAAGTTTATTACGATGGGCAACTAGGACGTGCTGTTTCAAAATTTGTTCCAGCCGAAGATCTTATTGTTCCTTATAGTGCAAGTGATTTAGATTCATGTGAAAGAATTACTCATGTTGTAAAGTTAACAGAAAATGATGTACGAAAAAAACAAGTAGCAGGATTCTATAGAGATATTGATATTAACCCTGCACCTCCTAGTTCTCCTACATATAATACGGGCGACATTAGAAGTACGATTGATCAATTAGAAGGTATTCAACAAACAGGTGATTCTTACATTGTTACTCTTTTAGAAATGCATGTAGATTTAGATTTAGAAGGATATGAAGATGTAGATGGAGAAGGCGAACCAACAGGTATTAAGCTGCCATACATTGTAACGATTGATGAACAGTCTGGAAAAGTTTTATCTGTTCGTAGAAATTATGCAGAAGATGATCCTTTATACAAAAAGAAACAATATTTTGTTCACTTTAAATTTTTACCGGGATTAGGATTTTATGGATTTGGATTAATTCATTTAATTGGGGGTTTATCACGAACAGCGACACAAGCTCTTCGTCAATTGATTGATGCTGGAACTTTAGCGAATTTACCTGCAGGTTTCAAGACACGCGGTCTACGGATCGCAGACAATGATGATCCTTTACAACCAGGAGAATTTAGAGATGTAGATGCACCATCTGGTGCTATTCGAGAAGGATTATTACCATTACCATATAAAGAACCATCACAAACATTATTTGCTCTTCTAGGATTTGTGGTGCAAGCAGGACAACGATTTGCTCAAATTGCTGATATGCAAGTTGGCGATGCAAATCAAGGGGCTCCTGTTGGAACGACTATTGCATTGTTAGAACGCGGTTCGCGTATCATGAGTACTATTCACAAAAGAATGTATTATGCAATGCAAAAAGAATTTAAACTTTTAGCCAATGTTATTCAATCTTATCTTCCAGACGAATACCCTTATGCGGTTGTTGGAGGAGATAGATCTATTAAACAAACAGATTTCGATGAACGCGTAGATATTATTCCTGTCGCTGATCCTAATATATTCTCCATGGCACAAAGAATACAATTAGCACAAACACAATTACAATTAGCTATGAGCGCTCCTCAATTACACAATGTGAAAGAAGCTTATATTCGTATGTATGAGGCTCTTGGAATAAAAGATATTGACAAAATTATGAAGTTAGAGAAACCAGAACCAATGAGTCCAACACAAGAAAATCAAAAATTAATGGATTCAGACAAAATTGAGGCATATGAAGGGCAAAATCATGATGCCCATATTCAGGCACATTTAGTTTTTGGTTTATCTCCCGTTGTTCAATTAATGCCACAAATAGGAGTAGATCTTAACAAGCATATATTACAGCATGTTACACTAAAAGCAAAAGAAGCAGTAGCTATGCAAATACAACAAGCAGAACAACAAATGGGGCAAGTAGCCGAAGGAGAAAATTTAGAGGCAATGACTCAAGGGCAGATAGCCACATTAGAGGCACAATTCCTAGGAGAAGTTCAACAGTTACAAGCACAAATGAGTGGAGCAGGACAACCAGATCCTGTTATTCAATTAAAACAACAAGAATTACAACAAAGAGCTATGAATGATCAGGCAAAATTACAATTTGATCAAACTAAACTTGGTTTTGAGCAACAAAAATTACAACAAAAAGATAAAATAGATAATGCTCGTATTGATTCGGCAGAAGATATTGCTATGCTAAGAGCTAAAATTAATCTTGAAAAACTAGATCAACAAAAGAAAGGTCCTGGATTTCAATATAAAAAAAACGGCGGTAAAGTATGACAACACCACAAGAAATTTTTGATAATTACCTTAAAGAATTACATAAAGTAGTAAAAACAGTTGTGCACAATAAAGAGCAATCTATTATTTTAGCTGAAGCAATGATGGTTACTGTTAAAGAATTATTAGAGGCTCAAGGGTTTGCTGTGGATCATTCTTTACTATTTATAGAACATGCTTTACAAGAATTAGAAGAAAACAAACCAACTATACATTAGGAGATAACATGGCATTGAATAACCCAAAACCAAAGTTCATTAATGGTTCCCTTTATCCAAATGCAAAAATGACTGTTTCTACTGATGGTAATCCTTATGCAGGAAAATTTAAAAACAAAGAAGCAATAGCTGATGTTTACTCTGCATCTATGGAAGGACCAAAAGTAAAACAGAATTTAGGATCAGGACCAAAAGGACAACGTAGTAAGGTTCAAATTAAAAAAGTTCCATTTAAAGGTTTATATTAGTGGAATGCAAACATTGTGGTCATGGATGCCATTGTAGTGATGGCAGTTCTTGTCAATCATGTGATTGCAAAAATTGTGAACATGAGTTAGAAAGTAGTGTCGAATTTGAAGAAGATTTTAGTTTGACAGTTCATTAGACAAGGAGGTTGTATGAATTTATTAAAAGATCTATGGGGCCATATTAAAGAATGGTCGGACTGGAAAATGAAGGACTGGATAAAAGCCGCTATTGTGGCTATTGTAGTTCTTTGGGTTATTAGCTGGATGACAGGCGGAGCTGCCTAGACTATGGTCTGGCAACTTTTAGCAAAACCCTTACTCGGCGTAGCCGCAGACACAGTTCGCGGCTTCGTTGAGACAAAAAAGGCGAAGGCGGAACTCAAAGTCACTGAAATTAAAGCTGCTACTAAGTTAAAAGAGGATCAAATCAAGGGAAAAGTAAAATGGGAAGCATCCGCGGTAGACCAAATGAAAGGTTCGTGGAAAGATGAACTAATTTTAATTTGTCTTTTGGCTCCGGCAACGCTCGTATTTTTTCCAGGAATGACAGAACATATTCATGCTGGGTTTGTCGCCTTGCAGTCGCTTCCTGACTATTATAAACATTTATTATATATAGCCTGCTCGGCTAGCTTCGGCATCAAGGCCGGAAAAGGTGCAATGGGTTTAATTAAAAAGGGGAAATAATGACTAAAAAAGGATTATATTATAATATTAATAAAAGAAAAAAAGCAGGAACTAGTAGACCTAAATCTAAATCAACTATTAGTGCAAAAGCATTTGCAAATATGAAAAAAGGCTTTCCTAAAAAGAAAAAATAATGCCTTTTAAATCTGAAAAACAAAAAAAATATTTATTTGCTAATAAACCTAAAATAGCAAAACGATGGGCTAAAGAATATAAGGATGGGGGTTTATCATCTAAAGATTTAACTGTTCATCAACGAACAGCTAATGCTGCTGGAATGAAACCTGTTATTGCTACTAAACCTAAAGGCGACCCAACAGGTATGGGATTAAAAGGTCAGGCTCTTAAAGGAGCATCAGTAAAAAACAAAAAAAATGGAGGTATTATGAAAAAACGAAAATTAACTGATCTTAGTGGTGATGGTAAAATAACTAGAAAAGATGTTCTTATTGGCAGAGGTGTCATTAAGAAAAAAAAGGGGGGAATGGCAAAAGGATCAAGAGAAGGATCTGTCATTGATACTCCTGTTTCTTTTGCTAAAGGAGGTAAATTAGATATTAAAAAAGCTATTAAAAAACCTGGTGCATTAAGAAAATCACTTGGTGTCAAAAAAGGAGAAAAAATACCTGCAAGTAAATTAAATAAAGCTGCAAAAGCCAAAGGTAAATTAGGTCAAAGAGCTAGATTTGCTAAAACTTTAGCTAAATTAAGAAAAGGAAAGCGTGGATAATTCATGGGCTTTACAAACGTATGCTCATTATAGTAATCGTTATGGTTGGACTTTAACAAGAAAGGAAACAATGCAAAATAATTATCAAAAATGTTTAGAAACAATACTTCATCATGAAGGGGGTTATGTAAACCATCCAGAAGATCCTGGAGGGGAAACAAATTTAGGAGTAACTAAAAAAGTGTATGAAGAATGGGGTGGCACTAAAGATATGAAAGAATTAACAGTAGAAGATGTAGCCCCTATTTATAAAAAAAATTATTGGGATAGGTTGAAATGTGATGATTTACCTTCAGGATTAGATTTATGTGTTTTTGATTTTGGGGTTAATGCTGGACCCGGAAGAGCAGCAAAATATTTACAAACACTAGTATTAACAAAAGCAGATGGAGGCATTGGTCCTATGACATTAGCTAAAGTAGAAGACTATATTAATAAATTTAGCATTAAACATGCTGTTGATCATTATCAAAATAATAGGCAAAAATACTATGAAGAGTTATCTACCTTTAAAACATTTGGAAAAGGTTGGACACGAAGAGTAGAAGAAACTACTAAACTTGCTTTAGATTTAGTATAATATGCAGTTTGAAAATTTTTTTACTTATTACAGATCTAAATTAAAAGATAGACAAAACACAATAAAACAAGCTATATTGACC